TCCCAGAGGTGGTTGATATCACAAGTGTAGGTATTGGAACTTCTCACTGTTTTAATGCTGTTAATCAGAATAAGAAGGCATTAGTATCAATAGATAATATTCTTCAATCTCCTATTGTTTCAACTGCTGTAACCACACATACAGCAGGTCAAGTATTTACTACTGATGATAATATTGAATTTGCTGGAATTACGTCATTCTATGGTGGTGACTTAATTAAGATTGGTAATGAAATATTAAGAATTGATGCTATAGGTGCATCAGGAAATAATAATCTTATTAAGGTTAGAAGACCTTGGGCTGGAACTGCTTTAGCAGGATATGGTACGGGAACTGTAATTACTAAGGTAGATGGTAATTATAATATTGTCGATAATACAATAAACTTTGTAGAAGCACCTTATGGTAATGTTCCATTAAGCACCTCTACAAATCCACCAGATTCAAGGGATTGGGTAGGAATTGCAACTGGTTCTAGTTTTGAAGGGAGAACATTTATGCGTTCTGGTGTTCCAGATACTGCAAATGAACCATATTGGAGGAACTACATTTTTGATAGTATTTCTTCTCAGTTTAATGGGCAAAAATCTGAGTTTACTTTAGAATCTGATGGATCTAATGTTTCTGGAATTGTCACTGATACTGCTATTGTTCTTATTAATGATGTATTCCAAACTTCAGGATCAACTAATGAATATACAATAACAGAAGATGCTACTGTTGGTGTTACAACAATTTCATTTACTGGTACTGGAAGTTCAACTTCTGATGTAAATGTAGGAAATCTTCCTAAAGGTGGAATAATAGTTTCTGTTGGATCTAGTGAAGGATTTGGTTATCAACCTTTAGTAGCAGCAGGTGGAACAGTTACAGTTGCTGCTGGTGGTACTATTAAGTCTATCAGTATTGGTAATACTGGTTCTGGTTATAGAGCAGGTATTCAGACTGTTAATGTTGGTATACAAACTTTAAGTCGAGATGGTACAAATATAATTGGAATAGGAACAGCACAAATTACTACTGGTCATATTACAGGAATTGCTGTTACTAATGCTGATCATATTTTCTATTCACCTAGAAAGGTTGCAAATGTTGGATATAGTTCAGTTACTGGTATTTCTACAATAACAACACAGACTGATCATGGATTATCAGCAGGTGATGAAGTAAGACTTTCTGGTATTGCTTTCACTTGTGATTATGCACCTAGAATGGGTATTCATACTGCGGTCTATGATAATGTTTCTGGTATTATGACAGTTACCACTGCTGTTGGTCATGGATTATCAACTAGTGGTCAGAAGAGTGTTGTTATCTTTACTGGATTAGCATTTACATGTGGTTTAGATGGTGGAGCATCCACTCATTACTATCCAAGAGGTCAAGACTCTGCATATCATACTGCAGTTAGTATTACTAAGGATGGTGCTAAGAAAACTATAACAAACGCAATTTATAATCCTACTACAGGTATTATGACTTGCACATCTGCTAGTCATGGAATCTCTAATGGAGATAAAGTAAAATTCGGACTTAACTCCTTAACCTTTACTTGTGATAAGGATGATCATGGTACTGCACATACTTATCCTAGAGAATCAGATACTATTGCTGGTCAGTGGATAACTGCTTCTAACGTAACTACAAATACATTTAGAGTTAATGTTCTTCCTGTAGCACCTTCTACTAATACAGGAGTTCACACTTTTGTTAGCGCACTTGCTGATGGACTTACTCATAATGATGGAGACATTGCAATTGATGTAGGATATGCTGCTAATGGAGATCAGTTTACTCATCAGTTTGTATCTGCTACTTCTGGTGCTATAGTTGCAGGTGGTTCTTATGCACATAGGTTTATTGGATCAGATCCTGCTGCTGTTATTAGTGGTGGTGATTATAACCATACATTTGTAAGTTCTGGTGTTGGAAGTGTAAGTGTAACTGGTATTGGTACAACAACTGCTACTGATGCAACATATAATGCTGCAACTGGAAACTTAGTTCTTACTATTCCTTCTCATGGTCTTTCTGATAGTGATACTATTGGAATTGCTACAGGTGGTATTGTATTTACTTGTTCGATGGATAGTCATACATCAAATCATGCTTATCCTCGTTCAACGGATCCTATTGCAGGAGTTACTACTGCGATTACAGGATATACAGAAAATACGATTACTGTTTATGTTGGAACTTCTGCAACTGTAACTCATAATGTTAGTGATGCTAGTTATAATCCTGATACAGGATCTTTAGTTCTATCTATTGCTAGTCATGGATTATCTGCAGATACTAGTGTAAGATTGAAGCAAGATAGTTTGAGATTTAGATGTGAATTTGATGATTATGCATCAATACACACTTATCCAAGATATACTGATCCAGGATTTAGTACTGCTATTAATATTGATTCAAAAACAGATGATACTATCACTCTTAATGTAGGTACATCTAAAACTGCTCTTTATAGTATCTCTACTGCTTCTTATAGTGCTTCTGCAGGTATATTAACGGTAAGTATTGGTGCAGGTCATAGTCTACGTACAGGTCAAAGTATTGGTATAAAAACTGAATCTCTATACTTTAGATGTTCAAGAGATAACTATGCAACTGTTCATAGGTATCCTAGAAAACCTGATCCTTATTACACAGGAACCACAGTTAGTGCTGTTGGTGTAGGAACAACAACCTTTGAATGTAATATTGGGGTATCCACAGTTCCAACCTATTATGTTGGATTTGGTTCTGTTCAATCTGCAATTATAGCTCCTAGATTGGTTAACAACTCTGGTAGCAAGTTTGATGTTGCTGCAAACGGAAGTGAAATTTTACGTGTTATTGATAGCAAAACATTTGAGACTCAAACTGGAATATCCACTAGAAATCATGAATATGCTAGAGGTGGAGTAGTTGAAGGATATAATAAGGTAGTAATTGATGATCCATTATCTTATAGTAATATTCCTTTAGAATATAGTGATACATCTAGTGGAATAGGATCAAATGCTACTATTGATGTTGTTGTTGGTCAAGGTTCTAGTGTGGTTAAATTTACTATTCAGAATACTGGTAGTGGTTATGGTAATCTTGAAAAATTAACAGTTCCTATTGGTGGTACTACAGGCATTCCAACTGATCCAAGTAAAACATTTACTGAAATGTTGATTGATATTGAAAGAGTCTTTGATGACGAATTTACTGCATGGTCTGTTGGTCAATTGGAAGTTTTGGATAATGTTGAAAGATATATTGATGGAAGTAGAACTGACTTCCCATTAACAACTAACGGAGAAACAACTTCAATTGTTGCTAAGAAGGGATCTAAGATTGATGTTCAAGATATTTTATTAGTATTTGTTAATAATATTCCTCAAGTTCCTGGTAAGGGATATAAGTTCCCTGGTGGTAGTGTAATTACATTTACTGAAGCACCTAAAGTTGGTGATACTGTTGAAATTATTTTCTATAAAGGAACTGGATCTCAAGACGTTGTTGATAGAAAAGTTATTGAAACTGTAAAACAAGGTGATGATTTAACGATTGGACGTTTAAACACTCAAGATACTTGGTTGCAAGAAGCTCCTAGAGTTCCTATTAGTGTTGATTCTACTGATGTTGTTTCAACTCCACCATATTATGGACCAGGTAATAGTGCTGATTCAACATTAGAAAGACCTATTAACTGGTGTAGACAAACAGAAGATAAGATTATTAATGAAAAGGGTGTAGGTAAAGATAGAGAAATCTATGAACCTGTTATTAATCCTTATTCACCTATTATCAAATCTGTTGGAATTGGATCAACCATCATTTATGTTGAAAATGCAAGACCATATTTTGATCCATATGATGAAGTTGATAATGTTGCACCAACATCAGATGACTTTGTTTTCCAGAAGAAAGTTAAGATAATCTCTCAGGAAGATAAGATTGGTGCTGCTGGTACTGCAATCGTATCTGGACTAGGAACAATTTCTTCTGTTGCTATTTCTACAGGTGGTGTTGGTTATAGTACTGCTACAGTAAGTTTTGCTACTACTTCTATAAGTGGTGTTGAAGTTGGAATTGGTTCAACATCTACAACTGCTTTTGGATCTCCAATAATTGGTGCTGCTGGTACTATTACTGGTATTGCAATTACTAGTGTTGGTGCTGGATATACATCATCCAATCCACCTATGGTTCTTATCAGTCCTCCAGTATGGTCTGAAGAGGAAAATAAAGTTGATTACTATCAAGGTGATTCTGGTATTATTGTTGGATTTGGTACTACTACAATTGGAGCTGGTTCAACCAACTATCAGTTAATATTTGACTTACATATTCCTCTTACATCAGATCTAAGAGATTCTAATATTACTGGAACTGCAGTTACTATTAGTGGAATATCTACGGGTGATTTCTTTATAGTTAATAATTCTACAGTTGGTAGTGCAACTACATCAATTAATTCTGTAGATACTGGTGGTGCTGTTATTGGAGTAGGAACTCAATTCCTAAATAACGTTTATGAAGTTAATAATTATGAAATAGTTCAAGCTGCAACAGGAGTTGGAACTACTGGTGTTGGAATAGGCACGACTCATCTTAATAGGGTGTTTGTGAAAGTGACCAACTTTAATACTTGGAGTGGTCAATGGCCTACTTTCAGTGGTGCTGGTATTCAAACTGGCAATTACTTTGGAGCATATAGTTGGGGTAAAATTAATCTAACCTCACGATCTGAGAGTAATACTTATAATGCATATACATTAGGAGGAACGGGTGGAATTTCTACTTCTCCAGTAGTAAGACGATCTGCATCTCTTAAATATAAGCAATATAAAACTCCTTGATCAAATCATTAATAAATAAAGAAAAATCTCTGTCCAAATGGCTGCTATAATAACTGATCAGATTAGAATATTGAATGCGAAGAATTTTGTTGCTGGCGTAACTTCTAGTACAAATGCATATTATTCTTTTGTTGGATTAACAAATCCTACTGATGTTGCAACTGATTGGAATACAACTCCCCCCTCTCCTAAAGATAGTTTTTTAGAAGAAAATGATTATTGGGATAGTATGATTGCATTGAAGAAAATTACTTCTTCTGATTGTAAACAAGTTATCACTAAAAGAGTATGGTCATCAGGTACTACCTATGACATGTATAGGGGGGATTATAGTAGAACCAATACTGCTCCCGTTTCAGGTGCAACTAATTTATATACTTCAACTTATTATGTTATAAACAGTGATTATAGAGTTTATGAGTGTCTTCAGAATGGTACAGATCCTGATAATCCTAATGGGAGACCATCATTAGATGAACCAACCTTTACTGATTTAGAACCAAGGTCTGCTGGAAGTAGTGGTGATAATTATATTTGGAAGTATCTTTATACAATTAAACCATCTGATATTGTAAAGTTTGATTCTACAGATTTTATGCCAGTTCCTAGAGATTGGGAGACTGCTAACGATAATGCATCAGTTAGAGATAATGCAGTAGATGGATCTATTAAGATTGTAACTGTTACAAATAGAGGAGAAGGAATTGGTCCTGTAGGAGGAACAGAATATCGAAATGTTCCTATTAAGGGTGATGGATCTGGTGCAGAATGTACTATTACAACAACTAACGATCAACAAGTTGATACTATAGTCATTTCTAAACAAGGATCAGGATATACTTATGGAAGTGTTGATTTAGATGCAGGTTCAGTTCCTACTGGAACTACTAGACCTTTATTTGATGTTATTATTCCTCCACAAGGTGGTCATGGTTCTAATATTTACAGAGAACTTGGTGCATATAATGTTCTATTATATTCTAGGATTGAAAATGATAATGAGAATCCTGATTTTATAACTGGTAATGATATCGCAAGAGTTGGTGTTGTATGCAACCCACAACAGTTTGATTCAACTTCACTTATGACAGCAGACAAGGCTAGTTCTCTTGGTGCTTTAAGACTAACAGGAACTGGATATAGTTCTGCTACATTCACTGCAGATTCTTATGTTACTCAAACTATTGCTACAGGATCAACTGCAGTAGGAAGAGTTGTTCATTATGATCAAACTACAGGTGTATTAAAATATTGGCAAGATAGAAACCTTGCTGGATTTAATACTGTTGGAACTGCTAATACAGTGCCAAAGTATGGATTTAATTTAAATGCATTTACTGCTTCTCCTGGTACTGGAGGAAGTAAAGAAATTACTCCTTCATCTGGATCTACTTTGGAGATTGATGATGGTTTTACGGGTCTCTCTACGGTAATAAATAATAAAACATATTATCTTGGTCAGAGTTTTAATGATGGTATTGCAAATCCCGAAGTTAAAAAATACTCAGGAAACATCATTTATGTTGATAATAGACCAGCTATTACTCGGTCAACAAACCAAAAAGAAGATATTAAAATAGTATTGCAGTTCTAAAAAATCATGCCACAGCAAACCAACTTAAATGTAGCTCCATATTTTGATGATTACAACCCATCAGATGATTATTATCGGGTTTTATTTAAGCCAGGATATCCTGTTCAAGCCAGAGAGTTAACAGCTCTTCAATCAATACTGCAAAATCAAATTGAAAAATTTGGTCAGCACTTTTTTAAAGAGGGTGCTAGAGTAATACCTGGAAATATTGGATATAATCGCATTTATTATGGTATTCAAATTAATAATAATTATCAAGGAATTCCTGTATCTGCATACGCTGACCAACTAGTTGGTACAAAAATTACAGGTCAAAGATCTGGAGTAAGTGCTGTTGTTGATAAAGTTTTATTGCCAGAAGAATCTGAAAGAGATCAACTTACTCTTTATATAAATTATCTAACATCAAATACAGCAGATAATTCCACTCAAGTATTTTCTGATGCAGAGGAGTTAATATGTTCTGAAATAATTACTTCTGGATTGTTAGGTAATACTTCAATTGATATAGGTGCTCCAGTTGCTCTTACCGTACCAAATAGTGCTGCAATAACAGGGTCATCTTTCCAAATTCAGGAAGGTGTATATTTTGTTAGAGGACAATTTTGTAGGGTAAATCAAGAAACTCTTATAATTAGTCAATACACTACTACTCCTGAAGCAAGGGTAGGTTTACGTGTAAATGAGGAAATAATAAATGCAGATATAGATGAATCTTTAAATGATAATTCTCAAGGATTTAATAATTATTCTGCTCCAGGTGCTGATAGATTAAAAATTAGCCTTAGTTTGTATCAAAAACCTTTAGATGATTTTGATGATAATAGTTTTGTAGAATTAGCGACTGTTGGTGCTAATAATGAACCAGGTGTATTAAGAACTAAAAAAAGTGCTGCTGGTGGGGCAGCTGCCATTGGTGGGGGTGGAGGTGGATCTCCATATTCATCCAATTTTGATTTAACTGATACTCTTGCAAGAAGAACATATGATGAAAGTGGTAATTATGATGTAAAACCATTTGATGTTACTCTTTTAGAATCTTTAAATGATAATATTGGAAATAGGGGAGTATATAAGGCTGGACAATTTACATCAGGTGGAGAAACTCCAAGTGATGATTTAGCACTATATAAACTTTCTCCAGGTAAAGCATATGTTAAAGGATATGAACTTGAAACCGTAAATCCAACATTTTTAGATGTACCAAAACCAAGAGATGTAAAGACATTAAAAGATCAATCAATAATTTATAATACTGGTCCAACACTTAAAATAAACAGTGTCTTTAGAACTCCGACAGTAGGTATTGGTAGTACATATGTTCTAAGTTTAAGAGATCAAAGGGTTGGTGTAAATTCAGAAACTGTTTCAGGTAAAGAAGTTGGTCTTGCTAGGGTATATGATTTTAGACTTGAATCAGGTACTTATGAAGTTGCAGATTCTGATAAGCAAAAAAATCAATGGGATCTTGCTTTATATGATATCCAATCTTTTAGTGAAATAGAATTAAATCAATCTATTACCCAATCTGTTCCTGCTTATATTGAAGGTAAGCAGAGTGGTGCTACTGCTTTTCTTGTAAATTCTGTTAGTGCTGGAGTAGCTTTAACAGTATATGAAAAAAATGGAGATTTTATTACTAATGAACCACTAACAATTAATGGTATTGATAATGGAAGAATTGCGATAGGTATTACAAATTATACCATTTCTGATGTTCAATCTGTTTATGGAACAGATGATAATACCATCGGTCTTAATACATTTAGTGCTAATGTAATTCCTTCTACATTATTCAATGTAGGTGTTGCTACTGTTGGTGTAGATAAGGGAGCTGCTGGAACTAAAATACAAAGTAGTAATCCAAATTTTCCTGGAATTACTACTATTGGTAATCTTATTTCATATAGTGATCTTGCAATATCTGAAGATCCTATTTTATCAAGAGTAATTAGTGTTGGAACTGATAATGTTACTGTTGTGGGTGTTACAACAGTAAGTGGTATATGTAATGGTGGACTACCAACAACTGCTTCTGGTATTACCAGTGTAACTCCATTTTTAAGTGTAAGTGATTTAAAAGTTTTATCAACTCAATTGGATACTTCTAGTGATAATACATTATATACTAGACTTTCTAAAAGAAATATATCTGATGTAGATTTAACAGGTGCTTCTGTTATTATAAGAAAGACATTTGCTGTTAATATTAGTGATGGTAGATTAGAAACTCCTATTCCTACAATAGATACTAATCAATCTTTCCAACCATTTAGTTCAAAGAGATATTCTTTAATTGGTGCAGATGGTAAGACTCATGAATTAACGGAAGACCAATTTGATTTTGGGTCTGGAAATACTTGCCAGATTCGTGGTTTATCTGATCCTCCTGCTGCAAATAAAGGAGCAACTTTGATTGCTACTATTAAAAAGCAGCAACCAAAAGCAAAACAAAAGATAAGAAATGCTGTTAAATCGTTAGTTGTTAATTATTCTAAGGATTCTGCTTCTGGAATAGGAACTACTACATTAAATGATGGATTAACTTATGGTTCTTATCCATATGGAACAAGAGTTCAGGATAAAAATATATCTATAAATGATGCTGATATTATAGAAGTATTGTCGATATATGAATCAGCTGATACTAGTGATCCTTCTTCACCAAAAATTAATCTTAGTTCTATTGTTACTCAATCAACCACTACTAATGAGTTGATTATTGGTGAGCAGTTGATAGGTCAAAATAGTGATGCTGTTGCTATGGTTGCAGAAAAACCAAGTGATAGTGAAATTAGTATCATTTATCAAAATGAGCATCTATTTAAAGAAGGAGAAACAGTTCAATTCCAAGAATCTGGTGCTAGTGCAATAGTTAATCAATTAAATTCTCCTAGTTTTGATATATCTCCAAATTTCTCATTTGTTGATGGTCAACAGTCAACTATTTACAATATAGGTAAAATTGAAAGAAAAGCTGATTCAGATGCTCCATCTAAGAAAATAAAGATATACTATTCCAATGGATCGTTTGATAGTGGAGATAATGGTGATTTTATAACTGTTAATTCTTATGACCAATATGATTATGGTATAGATATTCCAAAAATTGATGATGTTTCTAACTCTGATATAATTGATATTAGACCAAGAGCAAGTCAAGTATCTTCTGTTTCTGAAGGAGACAGATCTCCTCTTGAATTTAAAGGAAGAAACTTTGATGGTTCTGGAAATTCTTCTCCTAATATTTTAGCATCAGATGAATCAGTATTAGTTGATTTTTCATTCTTCCTTGGAAGAATTGATAGAATATTTCTAAGTAAGGAAGGTAGATTCCAAATAAAATATGGAGATCCTAGTGAAGATCCACAAAAACCTGTTCCTGTTGATAATGCTATAGAAATAGCAACTGTTAGGCTTCCACCTTATCTTTATAATGTTGCTGGAGCACAAATTGATTTCTTAGATCGTAAGAGATTTACGATGCAAGATATTAAAAATCTTGAAAATAGAATTAAGAATCTTGAGTATTATACTACCCTTTCTTTATTAGAAACTAATACAGCAAATATGTTTGTTGCTGATGGTGATGGTTTGAATAGATTCAAATCTGGTTTCTTTGTTGATAACTTTACTGGATTTAAAACTCAAGAACAAGGAATTTCTATTAACAATAGTATTGATATAAAAAATAAGGAATTACGTCCAAGACATTATACAAATTCTGTTGATTTAATTTTTGGTCCTGTTGTTGGTAATGATCCTACGGATGATCTTAATTTTTCAACAATTGAAGGAATTAATGTAAGAAAGAAAAATGATATTTTAACTTTAGATTATTCAGAAGTTGAGTATATTAAACAATCATTTGCCACAAGATCAGAGAGTGTTACTCCTTTCTTAATTAGTTTCTGGCAAGGAACTATGGAGATAAGTCCTGCATCAGATACTTGGGTTGATACTGCTAGATTACAACCAAAAATTATTAATGTTGAAGGTGATTATACCTCTGTCTTTAACAGGATGGTTGATAATGGTGAAATAGATGAACAAACAGGATTTGGTCCTGTTGTATGGGGTTCATGGCAGACTACATGGACTGGAACAACAGTTAATGATAATACTAGAGATGTTACTATTGCAAATCAAACTCGTGTGTTTGGAATGGGTGGTTGGATTAATAACTTTAGTGGTGGATTTGGAAACCCTGCTAGAAGAATTAGAGAAACAATTAATCGTGTAGATAGACAAACTATACGAACTACAACTCAACAGGGTGTTGAAAATAGAACAGGTAGTCAGACATTAGTTACTGAATCATTTGAAAGAACATCTGTTGGTGATAGAGTTGTAAGCAGAGATCTTATTCCTTTCATGAGATCTAGAAATATTGAATTTGTTGCTAAGAGAATTAAACCTCTAACCAAACTTTATGCTTTCTTCGATAATCAAGATGTTACAAAGTACTGTGTACCAAAACTTCTTAGAATTAGTATGGTATCTGGAACTTTCCAGGTTGGTGAAAAGGTTGTTGGAATGGTTAATCCAACTGGTCTTAGTCAGATAACTTCAAATAGTCAAGCAGAAATCTATTTTAGGGTTGCTCAATCTAATCATAAGGAAGGACCATATAATATTCCTACAAAGGTTTTTTCAGAAGAACCTTATAATGGTCAACCTTTACCTTCATCTTATTCATCTACTTCAACTATATTGAATGTAGATACTTTCTCATTATCTAATGAACCACAAGGTGAATATTATGGATGGGTTGAAATGGGAATGACCTTTAGAGGTCAAAGTAGTGGAGCGATTGCAACTATTGATTCTATTGATCTTATTTCAGATATTGGTGCATTCTGTGCTGGATCTTTTTATATTCCTAATCCTAATAATATTAGTTTCCCAAGATTTGAAACAGGAAGTAAAGTTCTTACATTAACTAATGATCCAGAAAATAATCCTGATTTTGCTACTACTATTGCAGATGAAACATTTACGTCTGCTGGAACATTAGAATCTGTTCAGGAAAATATTATTTCTGTCAGAAATGCAAGAGTTGAACAAAGACAACAATTCCAAGAAAGAAATGTTAATAGATCTCTTGGAACCGAAGTTGTTGGAAGTCAGACAATTGCAAATACTAGCAGTCAAGAAATTATTGGATGGTATGACCCTCTTGCACAATCATTTTTGGTTGAGGATGCTGGTGGAGTATTTGTAACTAAATGTGATGTATTCTTTAGAACTAAAGATGATATGGATGTACCTGTGGTATTCCAAATTAGATCTATGAAAAATGGATTACCAACACAACATGTACTCCCTTTCTCCGAAGTAGTTTTAGATCCTGTAGAAGTTAATACTTCAGCAGATGGATCTGTCGCAACTACAGTTGAATTTAAAGCACCTGTTTATTTGGAAGGTGATGGCACAGAATATGCAGTTGCTCTTGCGTCTAACTCAACAAAATATAGTGTTTATATTTCAAGGATTGGTGAAAGTGATCTATTAACTGATACATTTATTTCCAACCAACCATACTTAGGTTCTCTCTTTAAGTCGCAAAATGCTTCTACTTGGGAACCAAGTCAGTGGGAAGATTTAAAATTCACAATGTATAGAGCAGAATTTGAATCAACAGGTACTGTTGAATTCTACAGTCCAGAACTTACAAGAGGAAATAATCAAATTCCTACATTAGCACCAGATTCATTAGTTCTTGGTTCTAGAAGAATAAGAGTTGGTCTTGGAACAACTGTTGGTGATAGTTATGAAATGGGTAATACCATTATTCAAGATGGTACAATGGCTGAAGGTAGTATTGTAGGTGCTGGTGGGTCTATTATTCCTGCTGGTTTGAATATTACTAATGCTGGTATTGGTTATACACCTCTTGATGGTAATAAAACCTTTGGTAGTGTAAATCTAGTTACCATTACTGGTACTGGAAGAGGAGCAGTTGCTAATGTTTATGTTAATAATGGAGTTGCAGCTGCTGCCACAATTACTTCTGGTGGAACAGGATACTCTGTAGGTGATGTATTGGGTATTACTACTATTGGACTTTCTACTGGCGGTAATGGAACTGTTGGACGTAATGCTAGATTTAGTGTTACTGGTATTGGGATGACTAACGAATTAACTATTGATAATGTTCAAGGTGAGTTTGTTGTTGGTACTGCTAATACTCTTTTCTATACAAATAGTTCTGGAATTAAAACTGAACTTGGATATGTTAATGGTGGAGATGTTCAGATTAGTTCTATTGATGTTGAATCTGATGGATTACATATTCAGGTTAATCATAAGAATCATGGAATGTATTCTACTCAAAATAGAGTTAAAATATCAGATGTTCAATCGGATATTAAACCAAGCAAATTAAGTATTGCTTTGGAAACTGGTAATGAATCATCAATTAGTGTTGATGATGGTTCCGTTTATGAAAACTTTGAAAATGTTGGAGTTGGCACTACTAATAGAGGATATATTAAACTTGGAAAGGAAATTATTGAGTATAATAATGTAAATGGTAATGTAATTACCATATCTGCTAGAGGGGATGATAAAGTTGAATATGCTGTAGGAACTCCTGTTTATAAGTATGAACTTGGTGGAGTTAGTCTCAAGAGAATAAACACAACTCATGGACTTTCAACTTCTACATCTACATCAACTACTGGATCAATTGGATTTGATTCCTACAATATCAAACTCGATATGACTGGAATTGGAACTATTAATGATGATAGAAGCAATGATGTTGGGTTCCCCAAACTTTACTTAAACCAAACTAAATCATGTGGTGGATATGAAATTAAGGCAACTCAAAATATGCCATTTGAAATCATTACCCCAATTGTTGAAAATGTTACTACTACAGGAACTACTTTGGCATGTCAGGTAAGAACCACTTCTTCTTCAAGTATTAGTGGAAATGAAACACCATATCTTGATGAAGGATTTGAATCTATTGTGATAGGTGAGCCAAATTATCTTGATACTCCAAGAGCAATTTATTCTAAAATTAATGAAGATGAAAAATTAGATGAGGTTGAAGGTAATAAGTCTCTACAAATGAGACTAACTCTTGGAACAACTGATCCTAAAGTAAGTCCAGTAATTGATGCTCAAAGAGTAAGTGCTATTCTTACAAATAATAGGGTTAATAGTGTAATTAGTAATTATGCTACAGATAATAGGGTAAAATCTATTATTAATGATCCTACTGCTTGTCAGTATATTACTAAAGAACTTCAATTAGAAAATTCTGCATCATCAATTAAGATAATATTATCAGGTCATGCTAATTCTGATGCTAGTATTAGAGCATTCTATGCAGTTGGAAATGATACTGGATTTGAACCAATATTCACTCCTTTCCCTGGATATAATAATTTGAATAGTAGAGGAGATGTAATTACGGCACAAAATAGTGATGGATTATCTGATTCATTAGTTGTTCCATCAAGTCAGTATGGTTTTGGTGATAATGCAAACTTTAAAGAGTATACATTTAGTATAGATAAATTGCCTTCCTTTAGATATTATAGAATTAAACTTATCTTGGCATCAACAAGTCAAGTATTTGTTCCAAAGGTTAAGGATTTGCGTGTAATGGCTCTTGCTTAATATGGAACCTTACAATATTGAAGGACATAAGGATCTCGCAAGAGATCCTCATACAGGAACAATAGTTAATGTAAATTCTTTGGATTATCAACATTATGTTTCATCTCGCAATGCAAAAAATTTAAAAAATGAAAGAGTGGAATCTATGGAAAAAGATCTTGCTAATTTAAAAGGTGAAATTGGTGAAATTAAATCTCTATTAAAGGAACTGGTCAATGGCAAGTAAAAATTTAATATTTGACCCATCAGCAGGAGTGCCATATGCTGCTAATCTGACAATTTATACTGGTACAGATTTTAAGACTACTTTTACGGTGGTTGATACTTCTGATGTTGCTTTTGACTTTCAAGGGTTGACTACTACTTCAGTTTGGTCTGGTTCTGCCCAAATGCAGAAAAGTGCAGGTGTTGCAGCAACAACAGTTGCAGCAGGAACTTTTAGTGTAGGATTTACAAGTGCTGGTGGTGGTAT